TTGGCAGCAGCAGCTTTGTCAGCAGCTTTCAGTTCGGATTGGGACAAGATTTTCGATGGGGTACGGGCCATGATGTATTTCCTTTATTTAACTGTGCGGTTTGCACGGTACTTCAGAGAAAGTTTGCCGGCGTACTGAGTCTCGTTGAGCCGGACGGCCCGCGAGATCAGTCTGTCGACGATTGACTTGCGACGTGCAGATTGCGATTCGAGATCAAGGCAGGCCAAGATCTCTTCTTCGGTCAATTGGCCAAGCACTTTGTTCAGTTCAACGACTGACTTCAGGGCCTGGCCTACATTCCATTTTCGATTAACCATCTTCATTACTCTCTTATGTCTACTGCAAGTCTTTGCTAGAGGGGCGCTGATTCTACGCTTTCCGCCTAGCAATAGACAGCGGTAAACAACTTACGCGCCGGAAATTACTTACGACGCGCAGGCGACGCGGCTTTCCGCTGCGGTGGAGCAGCTTCAAACTGCGACACGTCCGGTTCCGTCAACAGACGGGCCATCGCTTCATCCTTGCGGTTGAAGCAGACTTCCAGGTTCTCGTTTGGCTCCGGGTTGCCGAAGCGCAGCGAGGCGTAGGTCACGCTCTCGTCAAACGAGATTTCGGTCAGCACCGAGACAGGCGGCAGTTGGAACTGACGCACAACCGACGTGATGTAGGCGTCGAACGCTTTGAGGGCGGTCGGGGAGACCTTCAAAATCCACAGCGGTGTGTCGGCGGTTGCGCCAGGCGGCAGCAGTGCCAGCACGCGACCGTTCTTGCACGCCTTGCCGTTGCCGGCCGAACCAAACTGATTCATGGCGCAGCCCGAGCAGGTGTCGCTCTGCTTGACCGGGCTGTTGTTGCTTGGAACCAGCTGGGTTGGGTTGGTGCCGATGGCGAAGCACGCCGGTGGCGAGATGTTGTTCGCATCGTAAGCGCCCTCGTAGAACGAGTTTGCCGACACGAAGTCAACGATCACCGCCTGGAATGGGCCAGCCGATTTTGTGCCGTCCGGGAACTCAAACTTCTTGTCTTGAGTGACACGGATGGCATCGCCGCCAGGAGCACCGACGCGTTCGGCAAGGCTGGCGATTTCAAGCGCCATCTTCGCGCGCATGGCTTCGAGGCTGACGACCGAGCCGGTCGTTTTCTTGACTGCGACGGCAGTCGTCTTAGCCGCTGGTTTGTCAGCCGGAGCTGCGGGTTTCTTTGTTGCCATTTTTGATACCTCGTTGGGTGATGGGCGGATTAAGCGGATTTCAGGGTGGACAGATTGATGCGCCGTTTGGTGAACGGCGTAAGACCGGGCAGTTGTCCCTTCTGCTCGAAAATCTCACGTGCTGCGGTCGCCGAAACACGGCGCTCGAACAGGTGAAAGTATTTGGTCTTGCCGACGTACTTCGAGAAGGCGTCGAAGTCGGTGATGTTGAAGTTGGTGCTCTCGGAGACACTGACGCTGGCCGACTTGCCTTTGCCGGACGTGGTGTCTTCTGCATCGAGTCTTTCAAAGAGAATAGACTCGGCGAGCGCAATTTTGGCTTCAATGGCCTTGGTGATGGCCTCGTTGGCGCGCTTCTGTTCGCGCAGTTCCCATAGGGTGTCGATGGCTTTCCCAAGGGTGACGGGCTTTGCTGGTGCTGATTTGGCGAGTGCTGCAGTTGCCATGTCGTGATCTCCTGTGTAATGGATCGTGAGGTAATCTAATACGGATCGTATTAGAGAATAGAACGGCGGTCAAGCGGAATCAGGTGTGGACTGACCATCCGTGTTTGCTGGAGTCGATACCGATTCCAACGGTCAGAGCGGGGCCGGTGCCGTCAAGCGGCTGGCCGGGGCCAGAGTAGATCAGACCACCGTTGAACCAGCGCGTACCGTCCGGCTTCATCATCAGGAACTCGAAGCTGTTCGGGGCGAAGTCGGGGTGCAGGTAGCACGTGTTTTCGCCTTCGTGGTACTGGGTCAGGTAGGCGAGCCGGTCGATCAGCTTGTCGGCACAGCCGTTGCTGAGGGCGAACTCCATCACTTTGGCGAAGTGTTCTTCGCCGACGATTTTCAGCATGATGCGAACTCCTTGAATTGAATTGTTTTGGTGGCGCCGACCAGTTCCGCGATCCATATCGGCGTGACATTTCCCAGGCCGAGCTGAGTCGGTGCGGTGCTGTAGTCGACGTGTTCCATCGCGCGGTCGAGGTTGGTCTGCAGAAAACGACGGGTGTTCTCATGGCGGGAGCCAACGATCCCCATCTTCTGCCGGAGAGCGACCTGGGCGACCAGTTCTTTGATGCGCTTCTGTGCCGGCCGGATTGCCTTCGCGTCAGTGATGATCTGGACATTGATCGGCTTGACGGTGGCCGGATCGACTTTTTTGTCTGCGCCGAAATAGACGTATCCGTCGAAACCCTTGAAGACGAAGCCGCCGACTGCATGGTGTGACAGAGTGTCGGACAACCGGCCGTTGAATGCCGGCAGTCTTTGCTTGCCTACCCACTTGCCCGCGTACTGGCGGATTCGCTTAAGTGTGGTTGTAGTGGTCCATCCAGTACAGATCGCCATCCGCCCGTCAGGGTAGAACCGGATGATGTCGGTGCTGTAGTGCTGGATCGCCAGATGGTCAGCACGAGCGAACACGCGGGTGCTGCTTGCGATCGGTTTGCCGGCGTCGCGGCAACGAGCGGTCGCCAGGGCCGCTTCACAGTCGGCGTAGGTCCATGCCATAACTTCTCCTATTTAGGTTGAACTAATTGCTAAAGTTTGACTTGGCGCTTGCGAGCCCCGCCTCTTCCGTGGTTTTTACCGAACGAGGTCTGCTTCCCGCGAGAATCCCCGGTCGCTCGCAAAGCAACAGAAACTGTCGACTGCGAGACGCCCATGCACTCGGCGATGTCTGCTTGCGAGAGCGCCCCGCTTAATGCAGTGAGCACCGCCCTATCCAGAACTGTTTTTTCGCGGCCCCGATGTCGACCCTTAGCGACCATGTCTCGCATGTTGTCGGTGGTCGTACCCAAAAACAGGTGCTCCGGTCGATGACATCGCGGGTTGTCGCATTTATGAAGAACAAGCAGCCCCGCTGGGATTGGTCCGACGTAGGCTTCGTAAGCGACGCGATGTACCATAAGTTTTACGCCGCCGACTTTCATCTGGGGGTATTTATGGTTGGGGTCGAGCAGTGTTTCCCAGCACTCGCCGTGGAGTGTTCGGTATCGCTCAAGTCTTTCGGCGTTTAAGAGCCCGACTTTACGGACGGGTTTACTTGGAGTATCGGACATCGAAACCTCCCTCGGAATTGAGTGGCAGGTCCATACACCAAGGCAGCGGTGTGCGCATGGCTTTCGTGAGTTCGCGGAACGCTGCTTCAGCAGACCGCTTCGGCGCGCACAGTACGCCTTCATCGTGGGTAATCATCACCACACGACGTTTCGGCTGCACCATCAGCAGCTGTTCGGCGACGATGATCCTGGCGAGTGCCTGGACGATGTTTTCGCACAGCAGACCGCCGTAGATTTTCTTGCGCATGTCCTTCGACTGGTAGGACCACTCGTCCCAGCCCTTGTCGCCTTTGCTCATGCGCAGGTCGGGATACTTCAGGCACATGCCGTTCGGGAGCCAGACACGCTCCTTCTCCCAGCTGAGTGCTCCATAGGCGCCAGTGCGGCCAGCAGCCATGTCTTCGATGATTCCTTTACAGATCTCCCAACCGGCCTGGATACGGTGGTTTTTGCGACGGTACGTGTTGATGATTCGCTTGCACTCGTCCAGGCTGAAGAACACCGGTGGGCCGCCGAGAGCACCCTTAGCCAGCGTGATCTGCAGTTTGGCGGCTCCCATCTGGAAGCCAAGGCCCAGCACGCAGTTATGGACGATGACGGGGCCGTCATCGGTCTGTACAGTGAACCGTTGGTTAGGTCCTGCGTTTGCGAGATCGTAAGTTCGCGTTGTCTGCTTCGAGGTTGCGAATTCGCTGTTCGAGGTCGGCGATATGCCGCTTGTTTTTAAGATTGTCCGACTTTGAAGCGAACCGGATGTTGCCTGGCTCATAGTTGAGGTCAGTGTTGATCCTGTCCATCTCCAAGGCAGGGACATCCCATCCAGGCAACGTTTGTACAAACCGGAGAAAAGATGCTCGATCTTCGCGCCACTCGACAAACACCGAAATCCCGCGTTGACCATAATGGACAAACGATGCGTTATTTTCGTTGCCGCATCTCGATATAGCCGCAGACAAACGGTTGAGAAGGCGGGTACGGTGTTCGTCGTCTGCCATAGCGTGCTTGTAGAGCCAGTACCGTTTAGTGCTAGACGCAATTTTTGCGCAGGTGTTGCACCGAGTTGTACGTCCGCTTTTGAGGCTGCTTGTATAGACCATTGTCTCGGCTCCGCATGAACATCGGCATACTGGGCGGTACCCCCAAGGTTTGCCTTCGGGGGTAGAGTAGTGCTCCCACCTGACGATGGCGAGGTCGCCAAAGATAGTGCCGACTGGAAAAGCGAACGGTCGGTAAGGACCGCGGACCACTCCAGCCACCCATGTCCCGTCAGGATTTCGTGGTCCGGCGTAGCGCACAGTCCCCGGTGTGTCAGCGTTTCCTTGACTCCCTGATCCAGAAGTCCGTCGTGTTTTACCCATGAGTTCCCATCCCATAACAAATCCGTTGATCTAACATCTATAATAGACCTAAGACCGTGGTTTGTATATACGCGTGTATCGGGTCCAAGGCAGACCTTGCCGACGAAGCGCTCCATCTTGTCGGCCTTGGTGATCTCGCGGCCGTAGATCGCTGCAGCGAAGTTGCAGTAGGCATCGAGCCCTGTGCCAGCGTCGGAATCTCTGAAGGCGTCCATGAGGTCGTGCTGACCCCATAGCCACCCGTTGACTCGGGCCTCAATTTGGCCCGAGTCGCCTACGACCAAGACATAGCCTTTCGGCGCAAGAATCGACAGGCGTAACTCACCGCCTCGGGTCAGGTTCTGCATGTTCATCTTGTTGTTGCCACCCCAGCGGCCAGTGTTCCCGGTCACTACGATTTTTCCGTTCTGGCGCATCAGAAAATATCCTGTCTGCGTCGTCGGGCAATACACTTTTCCTGCATGGTGCTGGGTCATGTAATGCTTTGGCTCCGACCGAGTCGTTCTGTCCTCGCGGATGTAGACGCGGTACGAATCTGACCAAGCCCCTCGTGTGCGCTCCGAGATATACGCTGACATTCCCGCCAAATGGGCGACGGTCTGAACTGTTTCCGCATTCGTTTGGTTTGTCGTGGAGTACGTGAAGCCTTTGCCGTGAGGCTCGACATCGCCATCCCAGTAGCTCAGTTCAGCGATGAATGCAGTCTTTGCTTGTGCTGGGGCGGCGTAGACCGCAGGCAAAAACTGCTTGGTTTCTTCGTCAATCAGCGTCAGCAATAAGTGCATCTTTGCCGCTCCGACCGTAATTCTGGTGGAGCCTTCAGAGTCGACGTATTCGGTGAATGGTATATTTGCTTCGCCAAGGAGCTGGCGGCACCGCGCTATTTTTCGCTCCTTACGGAAACCGAAACGTATGCAGCGGCCCTGGCTCACATCAATGCGGATGCTACCGTCCGCTTGGGTCATGGCAGCGAGTCGCATGTCGAGACTACTGACCTTGGATTCGCCGTCGAGCACCCCCGAAAGGGGGAGTTCAAATCGACTAGCGGCCACAACACCAGCTTGCCGAGGCTTAAATTTGCCGTGGCTCGTGAACCCCGGAACGTTATGGCCTCGCGTGTAGCTTGCCGAGTGGTACCGCGAATCGGCGACAACAATCTGTTCGTCGACCACAAACTCATTTGCTGTGGCCGCAGCAAACTCCATACTGAAGTTGGGCGACCACTGCGCGATGTCGCCCCCTTGCCATACGTCGAGCCGCTGCCACCCATTGCGTGTCAGAACTTCGGCGTCGCCGAGAAGGCAATGTGCACGGTAATACGCATAGCCGACTGGGAGAGACATACCGTTAGCGCCAGCAGTGAGGAACCGCTGCGCTCGCGTTATGTTGGTGGTGGACTTCACAGCCAGCCGGCAGTCGACAAGCGCACGCATGCGGTCTTGTCGTGCGGCCAGCTTGGCGATGTCCGTTTTTTTGTTGAGGTTCAGGCCGGTGCTGAGGCCGTCGATCCGGTCGGGCAGCTCAATGAAGTCGGCGTCATCCTTGGCGAATGCATACGTCCACTTGTCTTCATCCTTGCGCTCGCTGACCGGCTTCTTGATCCAGGCTGGACTGATCTTGGTCGGTGGCTCAACGCCCTCGGCACGCAGCAGATTGGCGAAGCGGTCGTTACTGCCGATGATTCGCTTGACCATTAGCATGTGCCGCTCTTTACCGACCAGCTCGCGTTCGACCTTGGTCTTGAGCAGTTCCTTCTCTTCGTACTGGGTGACATCGACGATCGACATCATCAGGTCTTCGCGGTACTTGACCTCGCGGGCCAGCTCGATCTCCACGCGCGGCAGGTCGACTTTCAGCACCGGGTCGCAGAACATCGACACGGTCATGTGGATGAGTTTCAGCTCGTTGGCCGGGTAGGCGTCGAGCATCTTCTCGAAGATCAGCAGGCACAGCTCTACATCCATCGCGCAGTAATCTGCGGTCGCGGTGTAGAGTGGTTTTGGGAGAGTGACGACGCCTTTGGACAGCTCAAGGACGTTGGGGATTTTGTTTCCGACTCCATAGTAGACAGCAACTTCATCGAGAGAAGCCCCAATATCATTGCTATGAAGACCGCGCGCCATACTGAGCGTGTCAAAATAAAATCGAGGCACACAGCCGAAGTGATGAGACAAGATAAACCCATCAAAAGCAGTGTTATGGCAAAGAAGGTCATGGGTTTTCCAGTTGATTAGTTTGAGCATCCCGGCGATCTTCGTCGTCGGGACCACTTTCGTTTTGCCCCTGCCGATCTTGATGCCGACCATGTGCGCCTTGAAGCGCGGGTCCCGGATGTACTCGCTGGTGGACATCTTGCGCAGCGTGTAATCAACGTCCCAGTAAGTCTCAAAGTCGAGCGTGACGAGATGCGTCCAGTCGACCTTCGGCTTCAGGAACGAAGGGCGAGTGAAAACCTGTTCGACGGCCTTCTTAACGGCGTTGGACCAGCTCATTGAATCTCGCTGAGTTTGATGACCTCGGCCAGATGGTCGGCGGTGATAAACCCCGTTCTATCGTCGTCGAGTCCCGCAGCCATGATGCTGATGAATTCTTCGATTTCCTGGTGGTCGCCTGGATATTCATTGCCTTCGCCGCAGAGCGCTTTTTCGAGCAGCAGCGAGGCGTCCCAATACTGCACTTTTGCCTTGATGACGTTGCGCAGCAGCTCCAGATTTTCGGGTGTGTTCAGGCTCATTGGATCTCCAATTCTTTCAACATGCGGGCGTCTTCCATCCGGTGCCGCGCAGAAGTTGCGTCGGCCCGCGGGGTGGCATGGCCCGAGGGTGCAGTGGGTGTTACAGGCTTGGCGGCGCGGGGTTTCTTCAGGCGCAGCACAGGCTCTGCTTTTGGCGCTTTGATGACTGGCTGGCGCCGGCTGTGGCCGTTGACGGTCTCGCAAACCTGTTCCACCGTGGTGGACACGGCTTGGCAGACGACGCACCGGCGCTTGCGCCAGTAGCCCTCGTTGACGACTCGGCCATCCAGGACGATGCTGTTGCCGCCGCAAGGACATTTCATTTGATTGGCCCGGTGATGACGGGTGCGTACATTCGCCATGTACCGTCAACATCTAGCGAGACACACATGCCGATTTCGTTGCCGTCTTGGTAGATGTCGAGCTGGATCGAGTGCCGATCAAGTTTGCCGATCGCCAAAATGACTGGAAGTTCTTGGGCGTCGACGCTTGTAAGGACCCCGAACGCTTCCTCTGGGCCAAGTTTCACCACTACGTTGTTTAGTACGTTGTTCATGCTGCCTCCGCGAATAGTCCGAGCAGATTGCTCATTTTTGCGTCCTTCTCCATCAGACGCCGGTACACTTTTTCCTCGATCGTGCCTTCAGCCAGCACGACGATGATTTCGGTTTTCTCTTTCTGGCCGGCGCGCGCCTGGCGATGATTGCCTTGGCTGAAGTGCTCCAGGTCATACGTCGGCGAGGCCCAGATGATCGAGGTGCCGCGCGTCAGGGTCAGGCCATGCGCCGCGGACTTCGGGTGCGCGAACATCACCTGATAGAAGCCGTTCTGGTACGCCTTGACCATCGCGTCGCGTTCTTTCTGTGTCGCTTCGCCGTCCATCACGCAGTAGGTGAGGCCGCGCTTTTCGGCCAGAGCGACCAGCTCGTCGCGCTGATGTTTCCAGAGGAAGAACACCAGCGGGTGCTTGCGGTCTTGCACGAGGTCCATGATCAGCTCGTACCGGCCGGTGTCGACGACGTGATACTTCGTGTCGTTTTCGTAGACGGCGCCGGAGGCGATCTGCATCAACTTCGTGTACACCGCTGAGGCGTTGATTGCAGTGACTGCGCTCTTGGCTTTCAAGGTCATGATCTGGGTGGCTTCCATCTCCAGATATGCCTTTTTCTGCTTGGGCGTCAGGTGGTACTGCATCGTGTAGCTGTGGGTCGCCGGGATGTCGATGCAGTCTTCAAACTTGTGTCGAATGGCGATGTCGGCGATGAGTCCGAAGATCGTTTCCTCGGCTCCTTCCTTGTCGTGCCACTTGACCATGTTGGGTTGCCGGCCGACCTGCTCGGCGCTGCAGACTGCAGCACGAAACCCAAAGAACTGGGAGCCAAGCCGCTTGCCATCGTCGAGAATCTGCACTGGGTTCCAGATGTCACAGATCGTGTTGCTGTTGGGCGTACCCGACATGACCGAGCGGTACCGGAAATACTTGCGCAGCTTGTTGAGCGCCTTGGAGCGCGCACTTGTGTGGTGCTTGAACGCGGACACTTCGTCGATGACCAGCGTGTCGAATTTTTTGAAGAACACAGGCTTTTGCTTCAGGAGCCAGACCACGGCGTCGATGTTGGTGATGTACGCGTCGGCGTCCGCAGCGAAGGCTTTTTCGCGCACTTCGGCGCTGGCAACTGAGCACTTGATCTGCGGTGCGAACTTGCCGAAGTCATCTTCCCAGGCACTGCGCAGGAGCGACTTGGGTGCGAGGATCAGCGCGCAGCCGCCGCCTTTTTTGCGGCGCTTGGCAAAGGCCATAATCTGTACGAATGTCTTGCCGGTGCCAGGATCGCTCATGTCGAACACGACATCGGTGTGTTCCATGATTTTGAGCGACGCAGCCTGATGTTTCATTGGCTTAAAAGAGAGCATTAGATAGCCTTAGAGATTAGATTTAAGGGCGTGGTAATCCACAGCGCTGTCATTCAGTTCACCTTCATAGGGTCAATGTTCGGGCGCAGCGCGTTGAGCTGGCACGTCTGGACGAGCGAGTCGAAGGTCGTCTCGATGGCCTGGTCGACATTGGTGATGAATGAGATCTGCATGTTCAGCAGCAGCACGGCCGCATCAGTGGCCGGGTTTTTGCCGTAGGCTTCCGCCTCGACAATGGCTGCGTACAGGTTCGTGGCCAGGACGACGAGTGGCGGGTTTGGGTTGTCGATTGACATCAGCGCGGCGCTGAACCGGTTGATGCTCATGAGGTCATTCGCAGAGCAACGATCATCGGGATGACTTGATCCTCGACCGCTTCAAGGCTCTGCTCTACGCCCGAGCGGCCTTTAAACGACCAAGCAAGGTCGTATCGCCCGCCATCCCTGATCCGTCCATGAACCCAGATCGCCGGCTGCTTGTCGTGGCAGGCATAGGTTGAAAATTCGTTGGGCGAATTTATCCCCATCCACCCGTCGTACCAATGTAGTTTCAGCGCCATCAGACGCCTCGCTCGCAGTGGCCGGTACCGGTCGGGCCGTAGGGGCACCACTTGCAGTTGAAGATGTTCGGTGAGGCAGGGAAGTCAGTGCAGCTGGTCATCTGCGCCCCCATGTTGTTGAAGCTGTACTTGAACCGCAGACCCTGCTTGCGACTGAATGTGTTTTGGGTGATGGCCTCGTCGGGCTGGTCGAGGTACCAGAGTTCGGTGTGTACGATCTCCAGCTTCGGGTAGCGCAGGAACGCCACCAGCTGATAGAGCTGGACCTGTTCGGCGTGGCCGACTTCGTTGCCGTACTTCTTGCCGGACTTGTAGTCGATGACGACCGCCTCGTACTCGGACAGGAACACGATCGCGTCGAGTTTCAGGCGCAGCCATGCGTCTTTGGATTTCCACGGCACGACTTCCCAGTCTTTCGACATGGCCCACTCGCCCTCTAACGAAACGAGGCCGTCTGCGTAGAGTTGTCGTAGAGAGTCGAATTCAACACGAAACTTGGCCAGCTCCGGTGTGAAAGGGCCCTTGTTCTGGACATACAGTTCTGCCTCCGTGTGCAGTCGCGTGCCGCGGTCGTTGGCGTGCTCGCTCTTGCCCGGTGGCAGAGGGCGCTCAGGCTCTGGAATCTTCTGGCCGTACTGCAGCTGCGCGCGGAACTTACACTGGCGGAACGTCTTGGCCTTGCTGATCGACCACTGAGCAATCGGTATGATTTTCATGTCTACTCTCTAAGTTTGGAACGGAACTAGATGATAGACCCGTCTTCATCAAAAAGCAGCTCGTTCGCCTGGATATTTTCAGTCAGGGTTTCGTCGCTGGTCTGATAGTCGTGCTCGGCTTCGAGCTGGCTATAAATCCAGCTGGCAAAGTCTTCGACGTAGGAGTTAATGGCGTCGACGATCTCACTTGTGCCGGGGCAGTCGTCGACCTGGACACCATAGCTGCGGTGGGAGAACCGGGTGATGTTCAGCCGGGAGAAGAGTTCCACTTCATCAATGTCTTCCTTGTTATCCAGGTCATCCACGTCGATGCCGCGCATACGCAGCTCCATCAGCCGCACGACGATCTTCTGGTAGAGCGCTTCGCCGCGCGCGGCGAGAGCGAACATTTTTTCGTCTTCGCCGACATGGGTCTTGACCTGTACGACTGCGTTTTTGAGCATGTCGACCCAGAGGACGCCGACATAGTCGAGACCGTCGCCCTGAGATGAGAAGCCCGAGAAACTGATGTCTGGCCACTCCCGGTCGTGCCCTTTGCCACCTCTGGTGTTGATGCTGATCCCGATCAGCTTGCCGACCGTGACCGCGTCGTCGTAGGTGTGGACCCACCAGTCGTCGGTGCATGCGCTTTCGCGTTCTCTATCCAGCGCTTTTTGCTGGGCTTCGGGAGACAGCTCGTCGAAGGTGTAGGCGAGTGTTTCAATTACTGTGGGCATGATTTCATCTTTCTGTTAGTAGCTGCCAACGCCGTCGCCGTCGCCATTGCCGTCGCCATTGTCGAAGCCGTATCCTTCACCGCGGCCGTAACCGAAATGAAACCCGTCGCCGTCGCCGTTGCCGCCGTCGTCGTCATAACCGTCACTGCCGTAGCCAAATCCGTCGCCGTCGCCATTGCCTCTACCATGAATGTCGCCGTCACCGAAGCTGGGGAGCAGGTCTGTTGGACCTCTGCCGCAACCGGCGCCGTCGAGCGTCATGAGAGTGCCGTCGGTCAGGCCGAGCAGACGGCGGGTCAGCTTAAAGATGGTGTCCATTATTTCCTTTCAGCCGTTACCGTCGCCATGACCGTTACCATACCCGTCGCCGAAACCGCAGCCGTTGACATCACCCCAATTGTGTCCGCCACCGAAACCTCCACCCTCGTAGTAGTTTCCGTCGCCGCGGCCAAAACCATTGCCTGTGTCGCTTTTGCGTAGAGGGCCATCGCCACGACCATCGACAAGGCCGTATCCTTGGCTGTTACCGTCGAGCGTAATTAGCCGCCCATCGGTCAGACCGAGCAGTCGGCGGGTCAGCTTGAAGATGAGGGCTGAGGACATAGCGCTTCCTTCAACTGTTCACGAACGTCGTGTTCGGCGCCTTGGCTGAAATTAACGCTCACGTACCTGCTGATCTCGACATACGTGAAGAGGTCGTAATTGCTGTCGCCAAAAGAGTCGGTCTGGTTGTCATCGTCGTTTTCGCCAACAATGCACTTTCGCCCTTCCAAACTTTCTTCCACCCCTGCCAAGTCCCACAAAACGTTATGGGTTATCACGTCCGGGTAGTCGGGGTACCACTTAACGTCGGTCGCAGAGAATCCGATGTAGAGCAAGTCGGGTCCGATCTCACCGACAGTGCATTGCTTCAACGCGAGCGTAACTTCAGGGTGTGCAATACGGCACTTGACCAAGAAACTGATTACGTTGTCCTTGGGGCCGGCGATGATGTAGGCGACATCTGAGCGGTAGCCCATCACACCACCTCGATCTGAACTGTCTCGCCCCAAGGCGCGACTTCATCCGATGTCGACACCCACAGTGTTGGATACTCAGGCTCTGCGAATCCGGTTGGGCCGAACAAGTCCGTCAGATAAATCAAGCAGGTCGGGCGCAGGCCGCGTTTTTCGACCTCGTCAAAGACAGGCTTGAATGCTGTACCGCCGCCACCGCAGGCTTTCAGTGCGAACGCGTCGTGCCGCGCGAATGTGTCGACCTTGTTGACTGCCGCGTCGCAGTAGACGACATGGACGTTGGCCGGCATGGTCTCGGCGATGATGCTCTCGCATTCCGCACTGAAGGCATTCAACGTGCGCTGGTCGATCGAGCCGGAGGTGTCGACGCCGATGACGATGTCGCCCATGCTCTCGTTGTATAGGCTTGGCATGTAGACGCCGTGGACCAGCATGGCTTTGTTCGGGCGCATCCACGAGTAATCGTCTTTGCTGCGCTCGGTCACGAACCGGCGCAGCGTGGCCTTCCAGTCGACCTGCGGTTTGAGCAGACCGTCGATGAAGCGCTCCAGCGTGGCCGGCAGCTTGCCCATGATCTTGGCGGCTGAGGCTGCTTGGATCGTGGCTACTTTCCAGTCGCGCGCGGCTTCGGCTTGTGCAGCCGGGTCGACCTCGCCCTGCTCGGTGTCGTCGAGCGGATCGCCGTGGCCATTGCCAGGCGAGTCGCCACCGTCGCCACCGCCCGGTGGCGCGTCAGGCAGCTTCGAGTAAATCTCGTCAGCGGACATGCCCTTGTAGGCTGGATCGAGCAGCCAATTCTCGCCGATCTCGAACCCAGCATCTTCGAGGATCTGGTTGTTCGCATAATCCGTGGCTTGGTTCCACTTCTTATGGTCACGTCCGCCTTTGCGGCCCATTGTGTCCAGCACGCAGTGCATGACCTCGTGGGCCATCGCCGACTTGGTGAGAGCGGCCGACAGCCCGTTGATGAATTCCGGGTTGTACTTAATGACCTTGCCGTTGACCGAGAGAGTCTTGGTGCCGGTGTCTTCGATCAGTGGCATCTTGAGCGCGAGCGCGCCGAAGAAGGGCTGGTCGAGAATCAGCGTGGCGCGTGCGCGGGTGAGTTTGATTGCGGCTTCTTGGTTCATGGTTTCGCTTTCGTGCATAAACATAGTTGACTGGTGCCCGGCCGAGTAATCGGGGTTTTGCAGACGGCGCATTTCCACTGCGGTTGTGACAGCCCATATAGGCGGATGTCGGCAACTCTATCCAGCACTGTTTTTGGGAGGTTCATTTCATCATCCTTAGTTTCAGGAACGACACGTTCATACCGAACTTGTGACGGATGTCGTAGCTGTCCGGGTAGTCTTGCGGGTCGTACATCGTGCCCAGCCGGGTGCGGGCGTCGGAGACCAGCTGCGGGTAGCTGCTGATGAACGCGCGGGTCAGCACTTCGCCGTCATCTTTGAACTTGCGCATGGCTGCGGTGTAATCGAGATACACCTTGGCGGGCAGGAGCCGGTCGCCGTTGTCGCCCCACGGCAGCGTCATCGTGTAGTGGTAGTCACGGATGCGACCGCCGTGCTTGGTGATCGGGTCCAGTGCGGACTTGTCGATCAGCATCTTGTTGTAGCGCCCGCCGTCCTGGGCGTTGTGGTTGACATCGACCTCGGCGGAGACGGCCTTGTCGTGCTTTCGCGCGGTCCACTGACGGATGTTGAGGTTGGCAATCATTGCCTGGTCTTGAATCATGTGAATCTCCTGTTTAGTTAAAAGTCGTATCCAGCACCGTCACCGTCACCGGTAGAGTGATTGCCATAGTCGACGCCATTACCAGCGCCGTTACCGCTCCCGCAGCCGTAACCATCGCCATCAGTGAAACCGTCAAGGCCATCGCCATAGTTGTCGGCACCAAAACCATGTCCGTCACCGTAACCAAAACCATAGGGTTCGCCACAGCCTCTGCCGGTCTTGTGGCAGGACCCGTTGCTTTCGCCGTCGCTCGTCATCAACCGTCCGTCTGTTAGACCCAGCAGACGGCGGGTCAGTTTAAAGACGGTGTCCATTTATCCCGCCCCCTTCGCCGTCGCCGTAGCCGTCGCCGTAGCCGTTGCCGTCGCCGTCGCCGTAGCCGTTGCCGTCGCCGTAGCCGTTGCCGTTGCCGTAGCCGTCGCCGTCGCCGTAGCCGTTGCCGTTGCCGTAGCCGTCGCCGTCGCCGTAGCCGTTGCCGTTGCCGTCGCCGTAGCCGTTGCCGTTGCCGTAGCCGTAGCCGTTGCCGTAGCCGTCGAGCGTCATCAACCGCCCGTCGGCGAGGCCCAGCAGGCGTCGAGTCAGCTTAAAGATGATGTCCATTTGTGCTGCACGCAGTCGATGGTGAACATGACCGCCTTCAGCTGTGGGCGCACGGTGCATTTCGCGTCGAGTACTGTCTCTGGCAGCGGGCCGTCAGCCAGCTGACCAAGGCCGTGCTCAGTGCCCCACTTGCGGATGCAGCGGGCGTCGTCGATGTACATTTCAGTTTCAGTCCTGGTCACGCGGCCGACGAAGACGAAGCCGCGGTCGAGAACGACAATCTGGATGGTGCCTGGGGTCATGGTAAATTTCCTTTAAGTCGAAGTGAGAGGTAGTGCGCGTAAATCACGCCGGCGACCGGATGTCCGATCTGGGCGTCGTTTGCGATCTTTGCCAATCCGAGTGGGCTAGAATCCAGCCTGATTGCGTAGTTGTAGATGTGTTCAACAGCCAGCGACCAAGCGCGTTGTGTCTCGATTGAATCAAAGGGCATGCTGGCCATTAGGTTGTCATCCTCAGTCTCATGAACTCTGTCCAGTAATGGACGGCACATGCATCGCCGGCTATTGCATCACGCCGAGCCATCTCAATTTCTTCGGCAATGGGTACGGAAGTATCGGCGTACCACGTGGCCGACTCATACGGATCGGTACGAGCTGCGTTGACGCATGCTCGGTGCCAGATCTCTATAAGGTCCGGGATTTCATCGGAGTCATTCATCCCGTCATCCTCAGCCTCACGAACTCCGTCCAGTAACGGATGGCGCGCTCGTCGCCGGCCAGTGCGTCGGCCTGGCAACGTTCCTGTTCCTCGTACAGACCAGCTCCGTCGCCGGCATACCACTTGCCGATCCTGAAATACATTTGGTCTCCGACATTTGCGCAGGCGTCGCGCCAAAGATCGTTAAGCTCATCAGTGGTCACGTCGTCATCCTCAGTCGCGTGAACTCAGTCCAGTACCGCTGCGCGCGCTCGTCGCCAGCCAGTGCGTCGGCCTGGCATAGCTGCTGTTCGTTGAAGGACGATACGTCCGTACCGCTGTACCACTTGCCGATGTTGTAATGCTTCCTGTCCCCAACGTTTGCGCAGGCTTGACGCCAAAGATCGTTAAGCTCATCAGTGCTCACGTCGTCATCCTCAGCGCCAGGCGCTTCACGATGATCCGCTTCAGCGTGCCGGTGGGCGTCGGGTTCGCCAGCGTTGCAGCGATCCATGCGTCGGGGTCTTTCATGAAGTACCGGCGCATGTTGCTCTTGCCGTTCACGTCGAGAATCGCCTGATACCAGAGGCTCTGTGCTTCGTTCAGGCTTGTTGGCCAACTTGGGTAGAGCTTGCGCATTTCTTTCAGCGTTATTTCTTTCGTGAGCATGTCTGACCACATGGCTTGCGCTATGTGGTCAGTCTTGCCGTGGTCCCTTGGGGCAGGGCGAAGTTTCATGTCGTATATCAGCTTGTTTTCCAGGTTCACTATGTCCGCGTCATTCATCACGTCGTCATCCTCAGTCTCATGAACTCGTTCCAATAACGAAGTCCGCGCCTGCTACCGGCTGCGGCATCGGCTTGGCACTGCTTTATTTCTTCCGAGACTCTGTAGTCATAGCTCAAGTAAAAACCGCCGAGATGCGTGCTGTCGCCGACGTTCCGGCAGGTCGTGTCCCAGAGCATCATTAGGTCGTAGTCCGTCACGTCGTCATCCTCAGCGCCATGTACTTCGCCACGTACTTCAGTGCGCGCTCGTTGCCAGTTGCGGTGTCCTCGAACGCGGCGTTCATGTCGTCGAGGGTGGTCGGAGCACGTTCGTGGTGGCAGTACCATAGTGCTCGGTCATAGTTCGGCGGGGCCAGTGACAGGCATAGAGCTCGCCAACGATCTGCCCGAGGCTGGTCTACGCTGTCGTCCATCACATCGCAATGTGCGCGTTGTCGATGCCCCACTTGATGAACGCTTTCGTCGATGCCGATTCCGGGGTCTGGCGCAGCGCGTCGCGCACCATCACGACCTGATACTCGACCGGCATGCGGGTCACGTACTTCATGATCCGGTCGAAGGTGTCTTTCTTCGACTTCGAGCCGAGAGCCGTCGATAGAGCGTAGAGCACGGCCGGCGATGTTGGCACTGGTACGCCGTCAGGGTCCAGCATGATCTGGTCGACGCTTGGCAGCTCGCGGTAGACGCGCGCGAAGGCCACGTACTCAGCCGCGGCGCCCTCACCGACGGTACCTTTCAGCAGCTCGAACTCGGTGTCCTTGTCGAGCCCGCTGTCGTGGATCTGACCGGCGAATGCCCAGCTGCGTGGGTTCGGCGAGCTGCGTGCGCTGGTATCAAGCGCGTGCAGCAGATTAGGGCGGAAGCGCATGAAACCGATCATCTCGGTCGGCTGCTTGTTGTCCATCGCCCATGCACACCAGTCGTCCAGGCTGACCTCCAGGTCGCAGTGGATGAAGCGTGCGGACAAGGCGACTGGCATGCGGTTCACCACCGAGCGGTCGCTTTCGCGGTTGCCGGCTGCGATGATGTGCCAGCCCTCGGGCAGCGTGTAACTGCCGATCTTGCCGGTGAGGGTCAACTGCATGGCAGCAGCTTGGGTAGCGGGTGCGGCGCTGTTCATTTCATCCATGAACAGGATGCCTTTACCCTTGGTTGGCAGCTCACTGTCGCGGAAGAACACCATCGTCTTCGACTTGGCGTCCGGCATTGGGAAGCCCTTGATGTCGGTCGGGTCGCGCAGGGCCATGCGGAAGTCGATCAGTTCGAGACCGTCTTCGGTGGCGATGTCTGCAACGATGTCGGATTTGCCAATGCCAGGCGCGCCCCATACAAACGCTGGGCGATTCACTGACATCAGATAACGAAGGGAGGCTTTAAGTTGGCTTGGGCGCATGACTATTCCTGGTGGATTGAGATGGATTGAGGTTAATTAAAGCTGATCGACTCGCTTCTCATGAAGCTGAGTTTTGTTCGACCCCGAGAGACAGGAGTTAGAGCGTTTTGCAGCGGGGCTAAACCACTGCGTCGAATCGACCAACAGAAAAGCGATTCCCTGCTTCCAGCTTCCAGCGTTTTTAAGCCAGGGAATTGAACCCTTCGTTTAACGGGAATCGCTTATCTGTTGGCCCTACCCCGAAGGGCAAGACCGAGATTCTGTGCCGCTACTCTCCCGGCTGGTCACGCCCACATTGACGCGCTGTTGCTTGCCCGCAGGCTCACGCTGTGAGAGGACGTGTACACGTTGCTCGACTGACCAACAAAGAGATCACCTGATCGGTTTTCTGCACTGACATGCAGGCTTCGCCGGTGTCAGCCGACCGCGCAAACTGCGCGTCAAATGATCTCTTTGTTGACCCTCGATCTATTGAGAATCGAACTGTATCTAAAATAGATCGTAGAGTGCAAGCTAACGATCTATATCGGATTACCCGCGTTGATTGTCCAAATCTATCAGCTCAATGCGCAGGTAACGCGCTTGCTGCTGATAGTGCTTCTGGTTGGCCTCAGCGGCCCTGATGGCTTCCGCTTCGTTCTCGGCATAGCGCACTGCCCAGAGCAGCTGGCGCTCTACCCAGGCCCGCCTAAGCAGCCTGAACATCGGACACCTGGGCAAAAGGAAGGGTGTCACCGGCTTCGCGGCTGGCGATGAACTTGTCGGCTTCGTTATCGAAGTCATCAGCAGTCATCAGCTCGCCGACTGCGGCCATGTCAGCGGCGAAAGCATCGCGCAGCGCGACATAGCGCTTGGCGTTGAGCATGGTCAGCTCGTGGAGGGTAGGAGGGAGCAGCATGGTGTTTCCTTTTAGTGAGTGTGAACTGCGGTCGTCACAACTGTGGTTGTGGTTGTGGTGGTCTGCCGAGCACGAGGCGGACGAACAAACGCGTATGGATTCAGTTCCGTCTTCAACTGATCGAGGGTGCGGCGATCTGTTAAGCCCAGGTAGTTGACGTTAAGGTGCGATAACCCTGTATGAAGGGCGGTTGCCTCGGCCTCGGTTAAATGGAGATGGACAGTGCGCATGGTGTTTCCTTTCATTGGCAGCGGAGAAAAAAGTGGATGGCGGGTTTGACTTCGTTGTAAGCGATCTGCACTTCGGCGGGGATTGGTTTCTTTGTCTCGACGAAGTTCTCTTCGGCGCGGGCGAAGTAGATTGGGCTTTGGTAGATGTCGTGCGTGGCTCTGTCTAACGTCGTTATCATCTTCCAGTCGCCGTCGTCCGTCGTGATGTACGTGGCGACATCGACATACTCGTCGTCCTGATACTGGACTTCGATCGGCACGACTGAGGTGATCACGTCAGCTCGTCGGGGATGTCGACTTCATCACCCAACTTGCTGGCGACGTAGCAGCGCATGGCTGCGATGAGCGGTGTTGGTCCAGTTGAAAGCTGCACATGGCAGACACCGTTAAAGACAAACCCGACATACAGATCTCGCTGCTCTTCCTTAAAGCTAATCTTTTCACGCTCGATGATCGGGCCACCTTGCGCCCAGTCCGTCGAAGACGATACCGGGTAGCCTAAGCGGAAGTCATGCAGCCACTGGTTCGGCTGTTTTCTTGCCAGCGCCACCGCGTAATCAAGCCGTGGGCCGATCAGATTACTGACGACGATTTTCATGCTTCGAATCTCCGAAGCGTAATTCGGTGGGCGAACTCGCGGCCGCGGTCGTAGCTGTCGGCCAGGTCGAGGTCAAAGTAGTGCTGCGTGAGGGCGTTGCGGAACTGCCAGACGCCCAGTAGAAAAGCTTTGATCTTCATTGCAGATCCTCGATCACTTGATGGCCCAGCTCGATGCTGCGGTCTTCGACACGTCCTGGGCTGGCGTTGCGCAGTTCTTTCGGCGTCCAGAGGATCACCGCCCATCCTGCGGAACGCAGTTCTTGAACTGCCTTGCGTTGTTCGGGAGTCATTTTCATTTCGATACCACCTTCAGTTTAGGTTTCGTTGTGACCATCTTGCCTGGGCTGATGGTGTCGGCGTATTCCGGGAAGCGTGCCGTGTCTTTCCAGTCAACGCGCAGGCCGTACACAGCCTTTGTGTCGACCCAGACCTTTATGGTGTGGATACGATGGTGCTTCAGCAGACTGGTGAACTTGTTCGGGCTGGCCGGCATGCCGCCGACAGCATAATCGAACAGCGTGCGCAGCTCGTCCCTGGAGATATTGCAGGCGCCGTCCTTCGTGCGGGCAATGACTGACTTCAGCACATCGACGTAGTTCTCGACTTTGTTGAACTCCATCTGATTGCCCTGATACGCCGTGGTGGTCGGCAGCAGGTCGACGAAGAACTCGAAATTCCCTTCAATCAGCGCCGAGCCTACCGTGTCGATCGAGGACTCGGAGATGCTGATCATGTTGTTGCGGTCAGTTGACTCAATCGGGGTGCCCGCTGCCTCTGCGTCGACGACCAGCGTCATCAGGTAGTCGTGAAACGCCTGCAGCTCCTTGGGGATGAGCACTTCGACCTCGGCCTGCGTGATGACCAGCTTGTTGGGCTGGTAGGCGCCGACGTTAAAGCGCCGGTCTTCCTTGTCGATGGCAACCGGGTCGCTCTTGTTAGAGGCGAAGATCCAGTTGGTGTAGTTGCGCGCCTCGTAGGCTGGCATGCGCATGACGCGGATGGTGACGTTCTCTTCAGTGATGAAATTGAACAGCTTGGCCATGACGCCGCGTTCGTTGAGCATGGCCTTGGCCTGCATCTCGTCGACGAAGACCACGAAGCACTTCTCCATGAACCCGTTGTAGGGTTCATTGAATTCTTCCATCCGGCGCATCGCGGTTTGTGCCTGGCCAAACAGCGGGCGGATGATCTTGTTGGCAAGGATGCCCTTGCCGGTGCCTTGGGTGCCGTGTAGTACCCATGAGGTCTTGGTGCGGTCGCGGTTCTGCAGGATGTACGCGACCCAGTTGAGAAAGTGATCCGTGATCGCCTGGTTGGAGCCGAGCGCGTGGTGGATCACCTTCAGGATTGTCTTCGGGCACGCAGTGACCTTCTTCAGCGGTGCCTGCATATAGACAGTGGGCTGGAACAGGTTGACGGACTTGTTGGCGACATCGACGCGCACATTGTCCTTCGGGTCGAACATCAGGTCCCACTCAGGGATGAAGTCACCGAGGGGCATGCCGTGCTGCTTGGCGAAGTGACGGACCTGGGTTTCGTTGCGGGCTTCATTTAGCTCCAGCACGTCTGTCTGGGCGTCGTGGGTGCCTCTCCAGTACGCGCCTGTCTTGCGGTCGCAGAACGCCAAGTACGTGACGCCTTGGCTGCTGACCCGCACAGCCTGCTGAGTCAGTTGTTGCCAGTATTCAGGCAGCAGGTCCTTGGTGACGTAGGTCGGCTCGCCCTTGAAGTTCTGGATGTAGTCAGGGTTGTCTTCCGGGTGGAAGTAACCCCAGCTGTCCCCGCCGTTGAGGTTGAAGTACACGAAACCACGTTCGATCTTCATGTCGCTGACGATGCAGCTGTCGGGCTTCAACATGACTTCCATGTTGCCGTGCATCTTGTAGGTCGTCTTGCGGTCGGGGAAGCCGAGCGCGGAGCGCAATTCATTGATGCGCTTGGCGGTGAGTTCCCGGTTCTGCGCAGTGGAGTTGATGGTGCCTGGCACGATCAGTGTCTCGGACGATTTGCGCACGTAAGCGATGCGGGGACCTTTGATCGGATTCTTCACGCCTTTGAGTAGCGGCGGGGCGATGTACAGCAGCTTGTCGTTCTGGCAGGCTGAGATGTCCAGTGGCCACGAGATTGCGTTGCCGGTCTTGGTGAGCGACATCGCATCCTTCAACATGGACACGGTGTGATTCAGTTGCACCAGCCACTGCTTGATGAGCGGGGCAGCGAGGGGTTTGTCGAGGCGCATGAAGACATGTGCGCGCAGGTCCTTGTTCTCGATGCCATATGACGCTGACCACTGCACGACGTAGCTGATGTCTTCAAGCCGGATGGCTTTCAGGAAGTCATCTATGGTTGAGACGTTGGGTACGCCGTCGACATCGAGCACGATCCAGTCAGACACGGCGTTTGAGTCAGTGGTCCCGGCGCGGGATTCACTGACCAGGGAGCGAGTGGGGTTTCCTTTAACGAGACAGTGGCCGAGGGCAGCGTGCTTGGTGAGCAGCGCAGCCATGTCACGCAGGTCTTTGGCGTCCTCTTCAATACTGGTGACTTCGTAGGCGTTGGGGTAGGACGATTTCTTGATGGTGCCGTCGCTTTGTTTGGTGAAGGATTTGGTGAGCGGCACAGGGGCTTGCAGGAAGGTGAGCCTCATACGGAACTTCCATTCATAGCGGTCTTTCGGGTGGTGTGGGGGCGGCTGGCGGGAGAAACGATTCTACCCTCTACGTTAGAGCCGGTCAAAGACATCAACTTCTAGTCTAGGATTGGATAGTAGAAGGTCAAAAAATGCCGGAGACCCGCATGTAGCCTCACTCTTCTATTCTTCTATTCTATTCTTCTTTCTAATTGAATTAAACAAAAAATATAGAAGAGTAGTAATACATATCCTAACTGGAGCAACTTTTGAGAAATGGAAGAATGGGATGGTTACAAATGGCCGTTACTGAGAGTAACAAAACAGGGAATGACCACTCACCCGAAGGTGAGTGGTCGATGTGTTACTGGCTGGCTTTGGCTGCTTTGGCCGCGGCGCGACGTGCAAGCAGCTTGGCTACTTTGTCTTCGACGACACCGGTTGGAACGGTGTTTGATGTGTCGAGGATCTCTCCGATGGCTTCGGTCAACGTTACTGGCGCCGGGACGCGCGCAGCTGTGGCGATGACCTCTTTAACGGATGTCATCAGCTCGTGCTTGTCGGTGAGCTGACCGTTGGTGAACGCGAGACGGATCTCTTTGGTGCGAGCAGCACCTTCGAGTTCCAGACGCATCTCACCGGCCAAGTCTGCGAGCTGTTGCAGCTTGTGCTCGTCCGGTGCATCGAGCGACGACTCGTAGCCGTATGCCTTGATGACCTGGCGATAGACTGAGAACGTCCACTTGTATTGCGCGATGAGCGGGAACATTGCCCAGTTTGCATCGGTGAGTTCTTCCGGCAGAACGCGTTTGATCTCGTTGAGCACGTAGGACTCTTCGAGCTTGTGCATCTTGGTCTGATGCGCGTCGAAGACTTTCTTGGTCACTGCGGTGGCAGCTTCCAGTTCGAGCCGTGCCGGTGACTTTTGCAGCTGCTCTTTTTTGAACTCGCTGACAGCCTCGGACAGTTCCTTGTCACGGTTGCCGACCTGCATCTCGTGAAGCACGACGTGCGGCGCGGTTGGTGGGAATTTGGCAGCGGCTTGCACCGTGCTGCCTTTCTGATTGAAGAACAGTTGCTTGTAGACCGACACGCAGAAGTCTTGTGTGTAGTCGAAGCGCTCGGTGGCGTCGAAGCCGTTGTCGGTGGACATACGGTCTTGTTCGCCACGGCCGGAGCGTGTGTTGATCATGTCTGCGAATGCGTCGACCGATGCTTCAGGTGCAGCAGCGGTCGCATTGCGCTGGCGGAAATTCCAGAGCAGACCGTTGATGACATTCCAGCCGAGACTAGCAAGGATGCCATTGGCCGCAAAGTAATCAGCTGACTCGCTGAATTTGACCAGTTCATCCATGCGTGTGGTTGCGTTGGTGAGGATCGGAGCGACTTCACCGATGATCATTGCTTCGTGGGTGCCGTTGGCGGCGGTATTGATGTAATGAGCGGCTGATGCTGCACGCTGAACGGATGCAACGTCGATTTCTTTTTGATAGGTCATGATTTTCTTTCGAGTGGTTTGAGTGAGTGATGCCGGTTACAGCGTCCGGCGACGTTAGGCTTGATGCGGCACGTCTGAGCGGTAGCGGGGAGAGTTGCGTGTGTTTGGCGTCGAGGACAGGGAGCTTCTGTCATTGCCGGGTATGCCCCTGATCTCTGATTAGGCACTTACTGAGCCTCTGCTATGGCCATTTCATGATGGGTTCCCCGATCAGTGTTGGGTTGACGTGGCGCGCGTGGCGAACAAGACCTGAAGGTCAGTTGCTTGGCGCGAGGCGATGGTCAGTGCTTCCCGACCGTTGATTGCTTTGATGCGGATCAGCGCAGGTCGGCAGCCGACGTTGCACATGATGTGATACTCGTTTAATGGATTGCGAGACGACATCCTGATTCCAATTCTCGTTGTGCAACGATGTCAAATGTCCCATCAGCGAACATCTGGTGGTGGTCGCAGTCGATCGCGTTGTCGATGACTGCGTATTCGATGTCCAGTTTGGGGTCGTAGTAATAAACGGCTGTGAGGGGATTGAAAAAGACGCCGGTGTCTTTGTCGTCAGCGTCTTCGTGAACTAATTCTTCAGTCGTCATATTTGCTCCTGTGGTCGAAGGGGACAGCACAAAAGCAGAAATGAGAGGACTAGCCGGGGTTTGGCTAGTCCTTGGTTTTAGTGTGGTGTGCCGAGCAGTTGCTTGAACTCGGTGATGGCCATGTCCAGCTGATGTCGACCGAAGCGCTGGCTGGTGCTGTCGAAGCACGCAGCCGCAGTTTGCAGTCGAGCGAATGCGACGCCCAGCATTGCGTCGCGCAATGACTCTGTGCCGGTGAAGGTAATGCCTGTGTCGTTGACGATGCTCATGCTTAATCTCCTATTGATATAAACGATATAAATTAATTGATCTTGTTGAGGACGTTGAACACGCCAGCGAAGTACAGACCGTTGGTGACGTGGCCGAAGGTCCAGCGGCCGAGCGACAACATCCCGCTACAGATTAGCGCGCCGGTCGCCGCTACCATCACCCCAGAAAATGTGCCCCAGTGCAAAATGTTCAATACTATGAAGATTCCGATATCCATAGCCAAAGGATATGAGAGCATTTTCATTCGTGCTCGCCAACTGCATTTGAAAAACGCGAACAACAATCCCATTGCAACGATGAGTCCTGATTCAATGATCATGACTTCTCCTTAATGATATAAATGATATAAACTATTACTGAGTGCCGAGCCCTCCGGTTCATCGTATTCATGTAAATGATATAAATGAGTACTGAGTGCGCGGAGTGCCGAGCCCTCCGGTTCACCGAAACCCAGAGCTGGGTTTGAACACGTCAGGCTTCATTGCTCGCTACGCTCGCAAGCCCTCCGGTTCATCGGTTTAGATGCGCCGAAACCCAAAGCGAAAAAGACAGACTCCGAAACCCGGAGCCTGTCTTCGTCGTGCGTTACGCTGGGACCGCGTTGACCGGTGCGGCGACGATGGCTTTGTCTTTGCGCTTGAACCAGCCGCTGACTTTGGCCTTGGCTTTGGCGCAATCGTCATCAATGTCACCTGACAGGATGTAGCGTGTGACTGCGCGACCGGCAACCCATGCGCAGTACAGGCCAGCGATGACGCCTGCGATCAGGACAACCCAGACCAGAAACATGCTGTTGGTGACAGCCATCGTGCCCAGCACCAGGATGTTGATGATGACGTTGGCCATTGCACCAACCATCCAGCCGGTTGCCAGTGCTGCGACGAACGAGCACAGCACGCGCTTCCACGTCGGCAGCGTCACACCCATCATTTCCATGAAGCCGCGCAAGCTGAACTGCATGCTGTCGGTATCTGCGTGGACTGGCTGCTCGCCCACGAACTCGGTAGGTTTGGCGGTGTTGGTCTCAACGAAGGCAACGTTCTCGGCTGCGTTGTTTGGTGCTGCTTTGGTGTTTGATTTACGGGCCATGATTGAATCTCCTGTGGATTGATTGAACGACGAGGTAAGAACACAAAAGCAGAAATGAAAGGACTCGCCGGGGTTGGGCGAGTCCTTGGTGTTGACGTTACGCTTTGGCCGCGCGACCGCTTGATACAGCCAACTCCTTGGCACGTGCCATGCACTCGGCGCGGTCGATCTGCCACTGAGGCATGACGTAGGGAGCGCGCGCTGGCACGTCGCCCTTCCTCATCGTGTTGACTGCGCTGGCGACTTCGGTGACACGCACCACGTCTGCCTCAAGCTGGCTGATGCGCAAGCGTGCTTCTGCCAACTCATTGGCCAGGCGTGTGTTGATCTGGGTGAGTTCGATCTTGGTGATGGTCATGATTAGCTCGCTTTGCAGAGGATGAGGACGAGCAGGTCGCACAAGACGCTGTGCTCGACACGGATGGCTGCGTCGACGAACAACGCGATGGCGCTAGTGACGCTGACGATGAGGAACGTGTTGATGGTCATGCTCATGCGCCTTCTACTGGCAGGTTGGTCAGGTCGAGGACGATGTGCTCTTCTGTGTACAGTTCGATGACGGTCATGGTGTGGCTCCTGTGTGGATACGTTGAGGGACGAACACATCGGCAGGGATGAGGGGACGCGCAGGGGTTTGCGCGTCCTTGACCTTGACCTTGGACGCTCCGGCCGGTGGACGGCGTGGCTGCGGCCGGGGGTGGTAAGAGACTCCTTTTGGGCCTATGGAGAGCCGAATCCGAAGTGGGGTGGCGTCGGTGCGGCAGGGTATGGAGGGACCCGGCTCGACGTTCCCAGATAATTTTCAAACTTTTTCCTAAGCCTCCCCGACACCCGCTCCGACGTTCCCATTTATTTTTCATAAAAATTTTTCAAACTTTTCCCCAGGAGTCAATGTAAACTCGCGCCATCGAGTCTAACGTAGAGAGTAGAGAGTGACGAAGCCCAAGACCCCCGAACAAATGTCACCGCGCGGTCGTGCCCAGCTCGATGTCACTCCGAAACCCCGAGTCAAGCGCGGGACAAACAAGACCGAAGAGGGTAAGGCCAAGCGCATCGCCGCCCTGCGCCAGACGCCGACCAACGGCGGCAACGTCGCCATCATCGAAACCCAGAACCCGAACCGCCCGCTCACCGAAAAGCAGCGCCTCTTCGTTAAAGAGTGGGCGGGCGGTGAGTCGATCCTGTCAGCCTCCGTGCGCGCCGGTTATGCCGACAGCGGGGCGATGGCGTATCGCCTGGCAAAAGACCCGGCGATTCTGCTGCTCTACAACCAAGAGAAGGCGCTCTACGAGCAGGCCAGCCAGATGACCCGCAAGAAAGTGATGGACGGGTTTATCGAAGCCGCCGACATGGCCCGCACGTTGGCCGACCCGACTGCGCTGACCGGCGCATGGCGAGAAATCGGGAAAATGTGCGGCTACTACGAGCCAATCAAACGCAGCATCAACATCAACCTGTCCGGCAACGTGACCATGAAGACGCTGGAGCGGATGGACGACAGCGAACTGCTGAAGATCATCAAGGGCGAGGTCGAAGACGTGGCGTTCAACGAGATCGCGGTCGAGGAAGAGGGCGAGTGATGCACAACCTGCCCTACACCTACCAGTTGGATGAGCCGTCCGAACCGCACCCGACCAGGATCGAGCTGACCGCCGCGCGCCGCCCGCTGCTGACGCCGCCAAAACCCCAAGACCAGGAAAAAGATGGCAGCAGCGACGACTAAATCACCCGCCGCGCTCGCCGCGCAGCAGGAAATGGCCAGCCGGGTGCTGTCGCGCCGCCGCCTGCTGCCGTTTATCCAGCGCATGAACCCGAAATACATGGCTGGATGGGTTCACGAGGACATCTGCAGGCGTCTGGAGCGCTTCTCCGACGACATAGCGGCCGGTCTGAGCCCTCGTTTGATGCTGCTGATGCCACCACGCGCAGGCAAGTCCGAAATCGCCTCCAAGACCTTCCCAGCGTGGCATCTGGGCCGTCATCCAGACCATGAAATCATCGCGTGCTCGTACAACGTCGGCTTGGCGATGGACTTCAGTAAGCGGATCAAGGCGCTGCTTGAGGACAGCGCGTACCAGACGGTGTTCGATGCGCGCTTGGACCCCGACAATAAATCCTCCGAGAGTTGGGGGCTGCTGAAACAGCCGGGATCGTATGTAGCAGCAGGCGTCGGCGGCGGAATTAACGGTAAAGGGGCGCACTGTCTCCCAGCTGGAACGATGATAGCTACCGAGATAGGAGAGATTGACATTGAGCACCTTTACCAGTTATCATCTCCGCCAAAGGTGCTCTCCTATGATCGCTCTGCCGGTACAGTCGTCGCGCGTCAGATCCTTGCGTTCTCGACTCGCCAGACCGCAGACCTGTATGAGATCACCACAACCTCGGGAGTTACGCTCGTTCTGACCGGCGACCACCCGGTATTTTTGCCCGACGCAAACCAGTTTGTACGGGCCGACGAACTGGAGCGAATGTATGGCACGACCGAGAGTGATGATCGACCTGACGTGTGCACTATGCAGCGCTGCGTTCCAGCGCGCACGATGCGACCACAACAAGTCTCTGAAACTCAACTGCCGCGAGTTTTATTGCTCAGTGGCGTGCAGCCGGCAGCACCACGCGCTGAAGAACAGAAAGCTCTGCACACAGTGCTCGGTGCCGTTGACGGTAGTGGGGCGGAGCCGAAATGCGAAATACTGCAGCAAGGAGTGCTGGCGAATGGCCTATCCGTTGCCGATCGTATCTTGCCCTCGGTGTGGCGTCGCCTACGCGCCCTTGAGCGCGCGTACCACGTACTGCTCGGGCGACTGCGCGGACGCAGCACACTCCGATCGCATGACCGGAACGGGGAATTCTCACTACAAGGACGGTCGGAGCTACGCCAAGTGGTTCCAAGAGATGAGGCCGTTGATTCTGGAGCGCGACGCGGGATGCGTCGTATGCAAGAAGACGACAAAGCCCCACGTCCACCACGTCGATCACGACCCGACGAACAACCGGGCGAGGAATCTTGTCGTTCTGTGCGCCAAGCACCACATGGTTCACCACAAGTCGGATACGACACCTTGGCCGTGGTTAGGCGAATACGCAGCGAGCAGGTCACAGTCTATGACCTCGAAGTGGGAGGAACGCACAATTTCTTTGCTGAAGGAATTTGCGTCCACAACTGCCTGATTATTGATGACCCGCTAAAAAACGCCGAGGAAGCAGACAGCGCCACTACGCGGGAAGGCATCTGGAACTGGTACGGGTCGACCGCCTACACTCGGCTTGCGCCAGGCGGCGGCGTACTTATTATACAAACATGGTGGCATGACGATGACCTCGCCGGTCGATTGCAGGCGGAGATGGCCCGCGCCCGACCGGATGACATGGACGTGGATCGCTTCGAGGTAATTAAGTACCCAGCGATCGCCGAACACGACGAGTATCTGGATACAGCCACCGACATGATCGTCTATGACGCCGCGCCGGAGCAGGGCCGGCTGCTGCGCAACAAGGGGGAAGCGTTGCATCCTGCGCGTTTTGACCTGAAAAAGCTGAACACAATCAAACGGACTATCCCCCAGCGCTTCTGGTCGGCACTGTATCAGCAGAACCCGGTGCCGGATGATGGTGCGTACTTCACGAAGGATCAGTTCAAGCGCGGGCCGATCCCGGAGACGAAGAACTCCAAGGTCTACATCGCCTGGGACTTTGCCATCAGCGAGAAAGCCCAGAACGATTACACGGTCGGCACCGTGGGCCTGCAGGATTACGACGATATGCTGCACGCCGCCGAGGTTGTCCGTTTTAAGTCAGCCGACGCTTTTTTCATTGTCGAGTCTATTCTCAGTCTAGCTAAGAGGTGGTACCATCCGAGCCTACAGCTGGGCTTCGAGGACGGGCAGATTTACCGCTCGATCGAGGCACTGCTCAAAAAGCGCATGCGTGAGACGAAGTTCTACCCGTCGATCGTCGTGCTCAAACCGATCACCGATAAGATGGCCCGCGGAAGGGTGCTCCAGGGCCGGATGCAGCAGGGCATGGTCAGTTTTAACCACCAGGCCGAGTGGTACGACACAGTGAGAAACGAGATGCTGCGCTTCCCAGCGGGTGTCCACGATGACTGTGTTGACTCCTTGGCGTGGATGGCCCAGATGGCAGTTGGCAGCGAGCCCCCGAAGGCACCGAAGCCAAAAGCGCCGAAATCCTGGAAAGACAAGCTCAACGGCGGAGTCGCCGGTGTTTCACACATGGCGGCTTGACCTGCTCTCTAAGCTCTACGATAGATCGAAGAAACGGACCACAAAATGATCGCGCCCAACCCACTCCACCCCTTCCAGAAACCCTACAGCCGCTGCACATGCTCCAATGCCTTCGGAGGTCTGTTCCCTCCGGCATGCCCAATCCACGGCAACCCCGCCAATAGATTCGCGCCGATCCCATTTGACCCGGTCAACGGCCCGACCCCAATCCCGCCCCGACCGCTTGAAGATCCAGTTTCAATGCCTGGTCGGATTCATCAGGGCGCAGCTGACCTGAAACCGGGCGAGGGTCCGGTACCCGGCCCGACACCTGACACCAGCCCCAAGCCGGTCTACAGCCGCGAGTACACCGACGGCCACAACGCTGGCTTCAAGGCCGGCATCGAAGCAGCAGCCAGAATCCTGGGGTACAAATAATGCCTATCGACACCGGTCTGTCCTCAAAGGTCTGGTATCGCTACGCCTACGCGCGCGACAACGGCCACCACGATTTCGTCGATAAAGCCAACACGTGCGACGCGTTCTTCCGAGGCGACCAGTGGACCGATGCCGACCGCGCGGCGCTGCGCGCCAGCCGCCGCCCAGCGCTGACGATCAACAAGATCATCTCCACCGTCGGCAACGTGATGGGTGAGCAGATTTACAACCGCAGCGAGATCAACTTCCGGCCCAAGTCCGGTGCGCCGGCCGCAACCGCCGACGTACTCACCAAGGTGTTCAAGCAGATCAGCGACAACAACCAGCTCGACTGGCGCCGCAGCGATATGTTCGCCGACGGCATCATCACCAGCCGGGGGTTTCTTGACGTGCGCATGGACTTCTCCGACGCCCTGCACGGTGAGGTCCGCATCGAGAACATGAACCCGAAGAACGTGATCATCGACAACGACGCCGAAGAGCACGACCCGGACAGCTGGAACGAGGTGTTCATCACGAAGTGGGTGACGGCAGACGACATCGCGGTGCTCTACAACAAGGCCGACGCCGAGCTGCTGCGCAACCGCGACGGCAGCTATTTCCCGTATGGGTTTGACTCCATCGACTTCGTGCGCGACCGCTTCGGTGCGCCGACCAGCTCGCTATCGAACACCAGCGGTGCCTATGACATGTCGCCGGTACTGCGCAATGTGCGCATCATCGAGCGCCAGCACCGCGTGCTCGACCGCCAGAACCACTTTATCGACCCGAAAACGGGCGACACGCGCCCGGTGCCTGACGGCTGGGACCGCGACCGGATTGCGCTGATCAAGCGGCAGTTCGGCTACGAGGTGATCCCAAAACTGACTAAACGCATCCGCTGGACGGTGATCTCGGACAACGTGGTGCTGCACGACGACTGGAGTCCTTACAAGCACTTCACCGTGGTGCCGTATTTCCCGTACTTCCGCCGCGGCCGCACGATCGGGCTGGTGGAGAACCTGCTCGGCCCGCAGGAGCTGTTGAACAAGGTCAGCTCCCAAGAGCTGCACGCGGTGAATTCCAGCGCCAACAGCGGCTACAAGTTCAAGACCGGCGCGTTGACCACGATGACCGTCGAAGAGCTGGAGCAGCGCGGCGCCGAGACCGGTCTGGTGATCGAGATGAACGGCGACCTCGACGAGCTGGAGAAAATCCAGGCGAACGCCACGCCACAGGGTCTGGACCGCATCAGCTACAAGGCCGAAGAGCACATCAAGACGATCTCAGGCGTGTCGGACAGCCAGCAGGGCATGGACCGCGAGGACGTGTCGGGCAAGGCGATCCAGAACAAGCGCCAAGCCGCCAGCACGAACATGGCGAAGCCGCTGGACAGTCTGGTGCGCACGGACTTCATGCTGGCCCGGAACGTGCTGGACTTGGTGCAGACGTTCTACACCGAGGAACGCCTGCTGACGATCACCCACGACCGCGACGGCGGCGGTACCGACGAGCTGATGATTAACCAGACCTCGCCCGAAGGCTACGTACTCAACGACCTGACGGTCGGCGAGTACGACGTGACGATCAGCTCGGTGCCGCAGCGCGAGACCTTGGAAGACAGCCAGTTCGACCAGGCAGTGTCGATGAAGAAGGACTTGGGCATCCAGATCCCGGACTCGTTCATCATCAAGACCTCCCGCCTGCTCAACAAGAACGACCTCATCAAGCAGCTCGAAGCCGAGAAAAACAGCCCCGAGGCACAAGCCGCCCAGCAGCTGCAGATTCGTGGCCAGACCGCCGAAGTCAGCAAGACCGAGGCCGAAACGCAGCAGAAACAGGCCGACGCAGGGCTGAAGGAAGCCAAGACCCAGAAAGAGGGCGTCGCCACGCAGAAGGACGCGCAGACGCCAATCGAGACGGGCGAGGGCAACAACGAAGCCGAGATGGCCAAGGCCCAGTTCGACATGCAGCTGGAGCGCGAGCGGTTCCAGTTTGACCAGCAGATGCAGATGAAAGAGTTCGAGCTGAAGCAGCAGGAGATGCAGCAGAAGGCAGAGCTGGCCCGTCAGGCAGCAGCACAGAAGATGGTGGCAGACCGCGTCGCGGCCTCGCAGAAACCTAAAGCGCCGGCCGCAGCATGAAAACGACTCTGCCTCTGCTCATACACGCCATAGTCGGCATCGGTTTCCCGACTATGGCGGTGGCCGACATGGCCACGCGCGTCGGCCTGGCACGGTTCACTGGCAACCAGCACAGCGAGAGCTGGGAGTGGTTGCCTGACGA